ATCAGGCTTATTAATGAGCATTTTTTTGATAGGTTTATTGGCCCCAAAGGCCGAAAGTATGATGTGCGCCTGCCAACTCGGTGTGGATGCCGTAGCGCATTGCATCCATTGCGTGATCCCGGTTTTTGACGGGCTTGTCGAGGAGTTCGCCTGTGCGGCGGTTCTCATCCCATCGGTATTCGCGCACCTCGTTCAGCAGGTGTTGGCTTGTGCGTGTGATTTCTAGATGGTATCGATTGACGGTATCAATGCCATCGTTGACGCTCTTATCTGCTGGGTGCGCGTTGAATCCTGCGCGGGAAAGTTCTTCGATTCGTGCGGGTTCTGCCGCATCGCAGTATATGCGGACGCTCTTGTCTTTGATGAGCGTTTCCATGCGCCGAATCAGATCGGTATTTGTCAGCCCTGATTCATACAGAATCTCATCCAGTCTCATCGCGGTGTCGGCGTTCTGGATGCCCACTAATGCGGTGGCGTTGTTAAATCCAAAGTCAAGGCCATAGAACGAAGGTTCACACGCCGTATCGGTGACGGTGTAATTAGGGTATACCAGACCGCGCAGGGCTTCGCCCCATTTGCCCTTCAAATATACCTCGCGGAGGTCTTTGGGTAGCGTCTTCAGTCGCTTGATATATTCATCACCTGCCCACGGATTATCTACGGCGGTGGTAAATTGGACGTATACATCCTCGGCGTGAGGGCTGTCGCTGTCGGTGCGTTCAGCCAACCAAGTGCGAATCCACTTCGCCAAAACAGTTGGGTTGAAGGTGAACGTGATCTGCTGCCACCCTTGACCACGCAGGCGCAGGTCGAGCAGTTGCGCGTCGAGCTTGCTGATCTCGGTGGCCTCTTCGACCCAAATGTCATCTATTTCGGCGATGGATTTGATCTTTTCCGCGTCATCCAGCCCCGCGTGGAGAATGGCCCCGCCTGACGGGAAGTCAAAACGCATCTCTGACTTGTGAACACGCACCATATGGGTGCGCTTCATTGCGCTGAGAATGTCAAGAAAGAGTTGAAAGGTAGAATGGCGAAGCGTTCGGGCGGTCTTCCGTACGACGAGAATCCTGCGCCCCTCACGGCCTGCCCGTTGGATGATGTTCTGAGCAACAAATACAGACTTGCCAGACCCCGCACCGCCACCGAGAACACGGTAATGGCAGGAGGTCTTTGAAGCGGGCAAATATGTTTTGTTGATCTCAATCACTTTCGTCCAAGTCCACTACATGGATGGTAATATCCCTTCATCAGAACCGTGACGCTTCTTCGACCACAAAAAAGGGAATTATGGCTCCATTGCTCGTAGGTGGTTGCATCCACCTTGCGACAGGTAAATAACGGTGTTTCCTCGTATCTATACCAGCCGCCGACTTGTATGTCTTCCCAGTTCAAGCCCTTCGGCGTGGGTGGGTCTTCATATCCCCACATTGGAGTTAATTTCATCTTAATCATCCCCTTCCGTCCACTTGAACGACAATGGGCTTTCGGCTACGCCTGCGACTTCCTGACGTTCGACATATCCACGATGCTTGCCCTGAGTTTTCAGATAGAAGATGATCGCTGTCGGGTTTTCCTTTTGAATCAACGATTGCAGTTTGCCCTCGGCAAAGTCCACCTGTTTGATTTTTTCTTTGTTTATGGCCTCAAAAATATCATCATCCCTGTCTTTCCAAGCGTATACGGTGGGTATACTGCACCCCACGCGCTCGGCAATTAAAGAAACGTACCCGCCGCTTCCTTGTACCGCTTTCATGAACTGCGCTTTTGTGTATTGTGAAGGCATCTTTTATACCGTTAAGAGTTTATTAAGCGCATGGATCGGATCTGCCCCGTTTTTTTTAAGTTTCAAAGCTCACCCATGCTGACTGAAAATGTTGCGCCTTCGTATTTTGACAATATACTTTTAACCTCAGACTGTGCAGATAAAAGGTCAGATTCACTTTCAAATGTGATTTTTAGTGTTGCAGGCTTATCTTTGTTTTCTGAGACAAGATCAGTCGGCATTTTAAGATCAACGTCGCTTACTTCGTCGAATAGTTCGTCGAGGAAATCATATCCACCTAAAAGATCGGCGGCTACCTGCTCCATGTCCCATTGGGCTTCATCGCCTGTGCGGTTGTCATAGTAGGCCAGTTTTTTCTTCTGCTCATCGGTGAGTCCAGAACGGCGAACGGCAATTATTTCATCACCAGAGGCTTCGATGATTTTCACGCGGTCAATGCCAATCTGCCCAGCTGCTTCAACCGTACCGTTCCCGGCAAGTATGACCCCGTTTTCGTCGATAACAATCGAACGGGCCGCGCCGACTTGTTGCAACGATTCCTGAATCATAGCCTCACCCTTTGCGGTGCGAACACGCGCATTATTTGGGTCAAACGTCAGGTCTGATATTTTACTGGTTTTGCTCATTGCATTAACTCGAAGTGTGGCAGGTCATCGAATCCATTGTTACGGGTATCACCGTCTTGATCCCAGTCGTTGCCCCAGCGCATTGCTACGCCCATCGAATGAGCGATGCCTATGATGATTCCAGCAACATAGGTCTGTTGTTGAAGTTCGTCCCAGTTTATTGGGTACGCCCAAAGATCAACAGCCTTTGATGGTGTCGTGTTGTGCTTTGATTGTCCCGGTCGCGCCTTGCTCTTGCCCAAATCAAACAACTGCTGTTGTCGCTCATGTGAGCGGTGGCCCTCATAGCATAGAAAATCTACTACCTTGATGGCTTCAGCAAGTACGTTTTGAAGATCAGGATGCAATTCGGACAACACGGCTTTGCTACGTGTCCCAAATTTCGGCATCAGTCGTTCGTTTCCGTCTTCGTCTCGCCGTTTTCAGGGAGGAAAATAGCAACGGCGGCGGCGATGGCTGTGACAACCTGCCAAATGATGTTTGATTCTTCGGCTTCAAGACCGAATAAACCGCCTAAAATAGCTACGCCCGCCCATGAGCTTGCTTCCTTCAATCTGTTCAGAATTGCTTTCATAACCCATATATGGTTTAAGTTCAAAGTGCGGAGCTTCTGCGCAGGTGCATTTGACGGAACGCGGGCGGGCGGCAGAATATCAACTTTTTCGATTGGCTCCATCTTTGAAGATAAGAAAGCAAAAGCAAAAAAGCATTTTCATCAATTACAGTTTCCAATCTGGGGAGGTAACTCGGTAGACGGTGCGCACATGAACGCCAAACTGCTTGGCAATCTCGGACACGCTTGCGCCCTTCCTGCGCCTTGCTCTGATTGCAAGGCAATCCACCATTCGCAAACTCTGCGGGGCTTGGTGCAGGCGTTCCAGTAAAGTGTACTTATCAAAAATAAAAGATTCCGATTCAAGCGAGATGCACAGATCACCGTCATCGGTAATGCTCAACTGGGCTGATCTCATGGCGCAACCTCGGCAATGTATCGCCGTTTGGGATGTACTATTCGCTCAATAGCAGACTTGTACAAAAAGGTGTAATCCGAATAACCTTCGTGATTGATGCGCTCGGATGCGTTTCGACAGGCGTGGAAGGCGTTGTCATGTCGACCATCTTTGCCGTAGACGCTGAATGCTATTTCGCTGAACGTGTTGTCGGTGTACTCACGCAGAAGCAGGATAAACACAAAACGGGCGCAGACTAGGTACTCCTGTCTGCCGGGCTTAAGAATAGCGTCAAAATCAACGCCCGATTCTTCCGAAACGATTTTGATAATGTGCCAAAAAATTTCCTCCTTCATGCGGGGCAATGCCTGATCCCCTTTCTTTTGAAATTGACGCATCCAATATATCACCGTTCTTGCTTGTCTGATCTTCTGAGCTGTATTCATTTTGAGTATTGATCGTGTTGTTCACAATAGTTTTTTGTTTGGTACGAATGGGTGGCTTTGCCGCCGCAGACGCAACAGGATCTTGACTTGGCCACCTTGTCAGTTTCGCCCCATTTCGGCCTTTCCTTTTTCTCGGTCTTTTGCCATTCACCCACATCGTCATCAAAGCGATCCTGATTGAACCACGTTGATGGGTGCGGACAAAATGACCCCTGCCCAACTGGTGAGCGAGCGAACAGGGCTACGCGGTTCTCCATCCATTCGACAGGATCTTCTACGCGGTCGGCGATGCGCTCAATGGCTTTCGTTATGGCTACGAGGGCGGCACGTTTACCAACCTTCTTTGGGTAGTGCTGATACAATGCTTCAATTTCAGATTTCGACACCTTTTTTCTTTTATTAGAAGCAGAAACAGAAACAGAAACAGAGTCAGATAGGGGGACATTTGTGGGACATGATTGGGACGAGTCATTTTCTTTGATTGATTCCCGGTACTTTTTCTTTCTTTCTCGCTCGTATGAGGTACTTTCGTCTTCTCTTTTTCTTCTGCGAGATACGAGGGACAATTGTGGTAATGTCCCAGACCTGTCCCATTGAATATCTGCCACACCGTACTTTTCCAACTCCGCAATGGCGCGTTCCATTTCGTCTTTTTCGACACCTGCCATCTTTGATAATTCGCGCACCGTACCCGTCATTTCATAGGCATTCAATTCGTGCATCGCGCACAAGGATTCTAGCCATACTCCACGCGCCTCGGCTGACAATAATTTCACCTTTGGGTTTTTGCGCCAAT